ACCATACATGTCAACTGATACAGGTGCTAAGTTACCTATATTCCCATTCCCATTAATTATGATTTATGAACTGGCTGATAATATTGATGCCTTAAGAGTACCTATTGAGACACTCAACAGAGAGATGTTTAAGAATGGATTTGAAGTTGTAGAGAAGTTTAAATTTAAATGTGCTAATTGTTCCAAGGAATTTCAATACAAACCACTCAAAAATGATCATCCTGATGAACAGCCATTTGAACAGAACCAAGACAACGAATCTAGTCAAGTACCAAGAAGTGATGCCAAAAAGGCAGTACCAACTGAAATGAATACTGAAAAAGAAATGGAATGTGATTCTTGTGGACATAATAAGATGCTAAGACCTATTCCTGAAAACAGAAAAGTATTGGAAGACTTGTTAGAAAACCCTATTAACGGTAACGACCAGACACTGGAAGACTTATCCAGACAGCTCGAAAGAGACTTGGAGATTGCAGACAATGCATATTGTTTGGTTTTAAAGAGTTATGATATTAATGATTCTACTGGTAAAATTAATCATGAGACATCAAAGATTAAAGAATTTTTAAGAATAGACCCACCTCAAGTTGCAATGATTGCAGACTCTGACGGTAGAATAGGATATGATGATAAACGTAATAAAATATTTGTATGCCCTAGATTCGAACATCGTGATAAAAGATTGACAGCACCAAAATGTGATAGGTGTGGAGCAGAGGCTTTAAAGGCAGTTATCGAAGTGAACTCAGTATATTCTGTAGGAATACCACAACCAAAGAGGGTGGTATATGGTGAAGGTGAAGTAATATGGAAGGCAGGAAAATATAAACCATCATTAATCTATGGATTCTCACCTATATACAGTATCTGGTCAAAAGCAATGGCTTTATCACATATGGATGAGTATATTAGAAAATACTTTGATAAGATGAGACCTCCAAGAGGTATGTTAGTAATTGCATCACGTAACTATGAAACCTTTAGAAAGTCATGGGATGTGTTAGAACAAAAGGCTACAGAAGACCCATACATGATTCATCCATTATTAGTAGAGTCTGATAAGGGTGGTAAAAATATGGCACAGTGGATAGACTTTACTGGATCATTAAAAGAATTAGAATTTACAGTTATTAGAAAAGAGTTAAGACAAATCATTGGTGCAGTATTTGGTGTACTACCTTTGTATTATGGTGAACTTCCTTCTGGATGGTCACAAGAAGGATTACAAGTTACAATTACAAACAGAGCAGTTAAATGGGGTCAAGACATTTTATTCAAAGCATTCTTAAGAAAAATATCAAAACTAGTCGGTGTAGAAGATTGGGAATTAAGATTAAAAGGTGGAGAGGAGAACGACAAACTAAGAGACTTGCAGATACAAGGTGTAGAGATTCAAAACATGGCAGCAATGCAGGCAATGGGATTCGAAGTAACAAGAACACACACTGGTGAGTTCAAGGTTTCAAAGAATCCTTTGTTATCACCAGAAGCAATGATACTAGGATTACCAGAAGATAAAGAACCTAACACAAGTGGTTCAAAAGGAAGGGGTCGTGGTACAGCAGCTCCTAAAGAGGATCAACAAGGTATGGACGGTGCTCCAAAGAAACAAAGACCTTCTGATAAAGGAGGTGTAGGTCAAGGACACCCAGCATCTGGTAAAGGTACAAGTCAATCCAACAAAATGTATTTAGAGCCAAAGAAATACCCAGACGGTATTACAAGTACAAACTTTGAAATTGTCAAGAAGACATTACAAGATGCAGTAGACTTTGACTGGACTAAGAAAAAAGCAGTTGAAGAATTAAGAGGTAAGGCTTTTATGACAGTAAGACAAGCAAGAGATATAGTGAAATCAGAATTAGCAGATGTAAAAAGATGGGAAGATGAGGATGATACAGAATGACCAAAAGGTTTCATGTATGTGATGATAGATGTGAACCAGCAGGAACTGGGATTCATAACAACAAGACCGTAGACATACGCAGTAAAGTCGCACCAAAGAAAACAAAGGCTGTAAAAAGAACACCTACACCAAGTAGAGTTAAAAAAGAAAGTAAGGAAGCATATGTAGAAACTGAATTTGGTAAGGTTCGTGTACATATTTCAAGCGTTTATGATCCTAATTATAAATTAATAGACGAAACTATAGAAGAAATTAAAAAGACAAGCAGAACCGTGTCAGTAAATGAATATTCTACAAACAACGTGTTCTTAATACTACAAGATGCATTAAAAAAGGTTAGGTTAGCAGAAAAGTAATGGCAACCAAACTCAATGTGGATAAGGGTGGCGAAGACATTGGAAAAAAACTTTGGAAGAAACACCAAGATGACGAATATACTAGAGTAAACAACTACAAAGAAGCAATTTGCTTAAATTGTTTCACTAAAGATGTAGCTGCTGCCACAATAGCAATGATTTGTGGAGAATGTGCTGGTAAAAGAGGTCGTGAACCATTACTTGCAAAGATTTCAGACAAATATTATGGTCTATGTCTATTTTGTGGAGAACATAAATTCCATTTAGAAGAGATAAATGCTAGATTTTGTCATCCATGTCATAGAAAGATAGCAAACATCACAAAAGATTACAATAAGAAGGGTGGTTCATTCGGAACAGACCCATTTTGGCTAAGAATGAGAAAAATTCACGGAAAAGACTGGAAAATAATTATGTCTGGTGAAACTGGAAGAAAAGTCTAGTCTGTTTTAAGAATTAAATCAACCTTATTCATTGATAAATTATAAAATTTGTGTTTCCATTCAATTTTAGTTTTCTTTTTAGGTCTATCTCCCCAAAATCTACCTACTTTGAAGAACTGTCCTGATTTTCCAATGAATTTAGGAAAAAATATGATATTATCATTCTTTGGGTTATATTCAACCTCATCATACTTTACTAATCGTTCATCACCTTTAAGATAATTATCAATATTATTTTTTTGATAACATGTTATACTTCTTGACACGTCTGGTCTATCAAAAAACTTTTCACAGTCAAGGACTATCATTATTTTGTCATCTGGTTTTACTATCATGTCAAGTAATTTCAAAGATGATTCGTTTATTTCACGTTTTCCATCAACTTTATCACTGTTTCTCATAATATACTCATCCATGTTAGAATAAACATGCATACTAATACCCATAAACCACCTACATCATCTTTATTAATAAACCTTGTGTTGTCAAATCATGGTCGTTTATGAAGATGAGACTATAGAAAAACACTGTGAATGTGGTTTTAAACAGTATGTATATTACTCTGATCAAGGTACATTACATTTATGCTTTAAATGTGGTAAATTACACAGTGAAGACCTACCAATAGAAATATTTGATCTATTCTTAAATAATCCTGCTGTATTAATTGCATTGATTAAAGGTGATTACTTTACATTGCTAGGCAGCATAAAAGATCCAGATATATGAAATTCTTTAAATACTATGATTAACTAAGTTGGTTATGGTAGAAATAGTTAAGTTAATGTTTGAAGAAATAGTCTTGGCTATGGTTCTAGGAGGAGGAGGATTGTTATTCGGATTTTTCAGAAAGTTATATAAAACACAATCTGATCTATGTGCAAAAATATCTACCCTACAAAGTGCATTATTAATATTAAGTAAAGCTATTGATAACCAAACCCTTAGATATCACGGTAGTAAGGAAGGAGAGGGTGATTTGGCTGATTTAGTGCGTAAATTGATAGATAAGAAGGAGTAAACTTTATAATACCCTAAAGATGGCATTATCTCATGGTAGATCCATTACTAATTGTAGTAATAGCAACAGTATCTGGTGCAGTACTAAACACCATTAGAGGATTTCTAAAGACCGAAGAAAAATACGATATAAAGAAATTCTTTGGTGCAGTAATTGTCTCAGGTTTTGCTGGTATAGCTATAGCACAAACAATAGGATTATCAGGCATAGACACACTAGGTCTAGCATTGATAGGACTTACAGCAGGATTCTCAGTAGATTTCGCTGTCTCAAAAGCAAAAAAAATCACAGAATAATTCTGTATTTTACACCTTTTTTATTTTTATTAGTATCTTTAAATACTTCCTATACAATTATTATATAATGGATGACTACAGACTTGATCGTATTGTTACCAAATCAATGACAGTTTTGAATCATACTGATGAAAGATTTTTTGAAGGATATCTTACAGTTGAGATGAAGGATAAACAAGGAGAAATAACCGTAGTAGATGAACTATACAAATGTCTTCCAATATGGATGGATAGAGGTGCTCCTATTACAGATACTCATTCTAACAGAGTTGTAGGTAAAGGCATTAATTTTATGAAAACAACATTTGAATCAGAAGGTGTAACATATCCAGCAATTAAAATAACTGGTAAAATACACAAAAATTATGAGTTGGATGCAAATATTTGGGATAAGATTAAATCAGGAGAATACAAAGGGCTTTCTTTTGGAGGTGCTACAAAAACAAACAGATCACCAAAAGTTATGAAAGACGGAAGTATAGCATATGAATTAAAAGATTTGGAACATTATGAAGTAGCAGTATGTAGAGACCCAGCAGTACCATTAGCATTAATTACAGATTATAATCCTATTGCTAAAGCACTAACTAAAGGTGAAGAATTACCTGACGGTAAAATGAAAATTAAATGTGATAAATTTGGATGTTATGTTAAGACACCAAACCTAAATGAGAAAAGGTGAAGATTTTGCTAATGCAGACCTACAAACAGCACAATCAACACAAGATATAGATGGTGGAGGTATGGGTAAAATAGGCAAACCTACTAAATTAGACGGTGGTTTACCAGACTTGAAAACTGCAAATGATCCAATAGGTAACAGTGCTGGTTCAGGTGTTAGAGGTATGGGTGATTTTGAATCAGCAAACCAAAAATCTCCAGAAGACCAAACATCACAGGTAACATCTGTTGAAGAAAAGATGAAAGTTGTGGGTGCAGTATTGGCTGGAGCTGGTCAAGTTTTAGGTGGTGTT